CATGTCTTTTTTATACTTTCTCTCTGTTGCGTCCTGAAAATTTTTAACTGCTTGAGCAGCGACATCAGTTGCTTTAACCCCTTTAGGAGTTTTTTTCTTTACTTCGCCGCCCTTGGCCTTCTTCATTTTGCGCGCTTCAGACAATGCAATCGCCATGGCCTGCTTCGGATTCTTAACCACCGGACCATCTTTTCCAGAATGCAGCTCACCCTTCTTAAACTCACGCATCACTTTGGCAATCTTCTTGCCCTTCACATCGCCGCCCTTTTTCATCATCGTCGGACGCATTGGCGCAGCCGGACGCCGCATCATGGGACGCTCTGCCTCAACCGGACGATCGGCCATCTGCCGACGCTGAGCCGCCTCAGCCATCATTCGCCGCACTGGCATCGCCTTGCGCTCTTCGCGCATCATGCGATCCAAAGGACGACGCACTCCACCGCCCATGGCCTTTTTCATAGGACCGCACGATGAGCTAAAGCCCGCGTCTTTGGAAAATTCAAAGTCCTTAACGTATTTCACGGCCATGGCTAAACCCCTAAAAATGTGTTCAACAATCCCATTTGCGTAAAGCCAATGCCTTACGCGTCGGACGACCTTTCTCATCTTTCATCGGTCCTGGCATACCAGACATTCTGGCACAAAACGACTTTCGTCGCGCTGCCGCTTTGGGCGACTTCTTGGCTTGGCTGGCACTAACCGGTGGCTTTAAGTTCATGCCTTCCCGCTTTGCGCTCCGTCGCCCTGCTTCATTCAATCCGCCTTTCGGATTCTTTCCGGCAGAACGCTGCCAAGCCGGCGTCTTAAAGGCCCCGCCACCCTTCGCAAACTTTTTCCAGCCAGCCCAGTCTCCGTGCATTAGCCCACCTTCTGCACATGCAAAATGAAAGAAGGCGTACCAGGAATCACTCCCGATGCTGCAGACGAATCCAAAATAACCGTCGAATCTTCCATCTGCACCCAGGCTTCGATGTAATCACTCGCAGCAAACTGCTCCATACCAGCGATGGTTAACACCATTGCACCACCATCTGCTGCCTTCGGTACCGTGACACGGGTATTGGAAAACGCAATGTTCGTGCCGTTCTTCTTAAAGAAAAGCGACGCGTCATGGTCGTTACTGTCTGAGTTCGCAAACTGCGCGGTGACGCCAATGAAATACACGCCCGATGTCGCCATCGTAATCTGCGTGCTCGATTCCACCCGCACCCCTGTGCTAAAGGTAGCCGAGGTATCTAATGACACCACCATCGCTGAGCCAGAAATAAACGTCTGGTCCCGCGTGGAGACAAAGTATCCGTAACCCCGACCCGTCATCGTCGCAAACGGAATCGCCCCGCTCGTAATCGACAACGAATCAAATGACCCGCTGGAATTACTAATAACGACCGAACCGATCGTGCCATTGTTAATGGTGACCGAATCGCCCGTAAACGTCTTAATCTGACTCGCCGTAATCTTGACCGAGTTGGCGCTTTGAACAACTTCAAATTGCTCAGGCCCCGTCAGCGCGGTACCGGCAGACAGATCCGTAATCTTGACGTTAGCCATGGCTTACTGCGTCGATTGCTGGACAATGGTGAAGCGCACAGAACCGTCGCCTGAATTAATCTTCAAGCGCACCGCACGCATCAACGTCGTCGTGAACTGCGTCTCATCACCACTCGAAGCCGTCAAACTTGCATTCGGATGCGGCACCGCTAACTGCTGAATCGATCGGTCAAACGGGTCTTCGTTGGTGTACTCCACTGAATACTCCACCGTTCCCGTGACTTTGGCCGATATGTTGGTGACCTGATTCGGCGTATAAATGTCGAGCGGAATCCAGTCCGTATAACCCGCCGCCGCGTTGCCAATGCTCACGGTGGCCGATGTCGCAGCCGATGCATCAACGCCCGTGACCGTAGCAAATGCCAGCGACCCTGTGACCGTACCCGACGCCGTAACGCTCAAGGTCTCTACTTGCTCGCCGCCACCAGGGCGCGTGCCCGTGACCACAAAGTCAACCGCTGCCGAGGCTTCGCTAAAGACCGTTAAATACGCCGGCACCGTCAGCGTGGCAACGCCACCTGAAGCCAACGTACCGTCAATCGTAATCGCACCCGACGCATTCAGAAGCTGCTCATTGGCCACGCTGTCTGCATCAGCAACCGGCTGTGTTCTCGTAAAACTGATAGGACGCATATCTGCTCTCCCTAAAAATCACATTGCAAAAGGGGGCCGAAGCCCCCGTTATTACACCGTGACGCTCTGATACAGCGGGATGTACGCAGTGGTCGAACCCACGAGGACCGGAATAAAGCCCAATTGAGCCGAGACAGCGCCCGAAGCTGCGTTAGCATCGCTAATAGCCACGTTGTTAATCGTGGCAGACGTAGCGACCAATTTCGTGATCGTGGCAGAAGCCGAGGTCAAAACTGTGATGTTTCCAGAAACGCTGGAAATGGTGCCGGAAAAACCGTTAAGAGAAATAACCGGCCCGGTAAAGGTTGTATTCGCCATTGCAATATCCTCATGCACGAGTCGCTCATTAGTCTGTGCATCGTCCGCTAGGCCGGTCTAATGAGCTGGTTAAACCTAGATTACCCTTGGCTTGCCTTTGCCTTGGCCCGACGCCTTTCTAGCATCATCGCCCGAAACTCAGGATCAGCCCACTTCTGTCTCAACAAATTCGCTTTGGCCTCACGAACTTCAGGCGTGTTGTACGCCTTCGCGTACTCCCCTGCTGCCTTACGAGCCTCTGGGTTCTCGTAATACGCCCTAGACTGTTGACTAGCCTTAGCGCGGCGCTCCGGAGTCGATTTCGCGGCCTTAATCGCAAGCCTAATCTTATCATGGTTTTCTGTCCACATCTTTTTAGAGGCAGCGCTTTTTCTTCTTTTCTCTTCAGGTCGTGCATGCGCTTCCGCTCGCGAAGCGGATTGTTTCGCACGATATTCCTCAGACTCCCAGTTGGTCCGCATGGCAACGCTAATCTTGTTGCGGACTTGTTCGGTGCGGCTTTTGAGAATCGCAGCCCTTAGCTTGGCGCGGTGGGTAGGGTCAGCGCACATAGCTCTAATGCGAGCAACTCGTTGTGCTTTGATTTTTGGGTCAGCCCAAGCATCACGAGAAATTTTGGAAACAATATTTTTCCATTCTTCCGTTTGCATTTTTTCTCGCCATTTACGCAAACGCTCTTCGCTGTATTTTAATCCAGCAACACCTTGTCCCCCGTCAGTCAAATTGCAAAGCAAACCAGTTTTGATATCTCGTCGCCCATATTGAGCAATCAGCTCACGCTCCATGGCAAACGCATCTTCCTCGTCGTCCATGTATGCAGCAATGGTGATTTGCGGAACAAGTCCCGCTGCCCGAATCTTATCGAGCACGTTTTGCAAAAAGGGATTAACGCAACGCTTTTCCCAGTGATAACTAGCGCGGTCTAAATCTACGGTGCCTTTGCCAACGTAGATGGGCTGAAGCCCTTTCCCCGGACGGGGATCAAGATAAACGTACACATAAAATTTGCCCGGTGTCTGCATGATGCGACTCCTGTTTGAAAGTGAGCCATCATCATACAGCACCGGGCAACGATTTGTCTAGGATAAAAATCCCTTACAAATCAATCACTTACACGCCAGGCGTTCCGTACACGGTGCGCGGGTCGGTGAATCCAACCGCATAGCGCTCAGTGCTCTTGAACCTCGTCGAATCAGTCTCAAAGTCGCCTTCCATGGACTTCTCAAGACCACGACGCATCATCAGCTTCAAGCCTTCCGGCGCATCGGTCTTCACCCACCAAGCGGTGGTCGAAGTCAAACGCGACAGGTTGGCCTGACCGCCACCGAGCAAGCCCATCGACTTCACCGGGTTGATGTCGTTGTCGGCGGTGCCGGTGCGGAGCACGCTCTTCAAGAGCACTTCCGCTTGGAACACGTTCGACGGCGACACCACCAGCTTCTCGGGGTTCAAACGGATGCGCTTGCCGTTGTTGTCAACAGCGTTGCGGATCTGAATGAGAAGCTGCTCAAGCGAGGTCTGCGAAAGCGCAGCCGGGGTCGTGAGCACGTTGCTGAAGGAACCGCCCGAAATCGGGTGAGCCGAGTTGACGAGCGACACGCCGTCGCCGCCCACGAAGGACGGGTTGAAGGCGCGGTTGAGCACGTTGGCGCAGAGGGTTTCCTTCGTCTCGATCAGCGACTGTGCCAAGTGCTTGGCATAGGTCTGGCCGATACGGATATGGTCACCATCTTCCACGAGCACCTTCGTCAGCGCGAAGGCAAGGCCATAGACCTTGTACACATAGCGCTGAATGAAGAGCACGCCACCGGCCTGATAGGTAACCGGCATGCCGTCCGGAAGTTCCGGAGCAGCGCCGAACCCGTAGAGCACCGGCTCTTCGTGGTAGTTGCGGGGAATGCCAGTTTGCTGAACGAAGACTTGCTTCCACTCGTCAGCGCGCTGGTCATAAACACCATCGAAAGCCTCGTTAAGAATAGGCTCAACAATGGAACGAAAGTCAGTACTACGCATTGGGACTGCCATGTTCTAGTCCTCCTTAGAATGCAGCCTTATCAGCGACCAACTGGTTCTCGCTGATTTGGACCTGAACGATGGTATAGGCGTCGCCAGCGGTGTTGCCGACCTCTGGAGCAATCGCGACAACGCGAAGCTGAAGAGTGCCGGTATCCGCCAAGCTAGAAGCGTCCAAAGTGGCCTCAGACAGACCGGTTACGGTGCTGCCAGCGGTCACGTTCGACATATCCGCCTGATTACCGATGTTGGTGATGTTGACCGAGCTGGTCGCCTGGATTTCGTAGACGATAGCCGGGTCCATCGTGATGTAGGCAACGATTTCCGTGGCCGACGTAGAAGCCGTCCACTTGTTGCTTACACGACGACGACCATCCGAGTCGGTAAATTCGACGCCCATGAAAGTCCCAACGAAGGAACCACCCGCAGAGGCGGCACGAATCGTACCGTCAGTGTGGATGATGACCGGCTGAAACTGAAGAATATTGGCCGCATAGCCTGTCGCAATCGTCATCGCGGTGGGTCGAATGACCCCGCTTGGATGATAGGCAGGCCGCAAACCAAATGGTGCACTGGTTGCAGACATGAGAAAGCCCTCACAAAAAAGTGGTGTGGCTTAGCATCATTCCCAGTTTTCGACGTTGGGACGACGCTTTGCCGTTTCCCGCATTGCCTCCATGCCGTCACCTTCGCTCAGACTTGAACCGGCAGCACGCGCTTGCTCCCGTAGGAACTCAGCGGTCTCGGTCAGTCGGCTCTCTTCTCGTGCCGGCGCATCATGGTGCGCCTCCTGCATGTACTTCCGATATAAAGACATCGGGAGTTTGAAAGCCAACATCTCGTTGACGCCAATAAACCCAACGTACTCGCCAGTTTTGAGCGTGGCATATTCCCATCCGGGAACATCCTCCGGTCTAATCGGCTCATACCCAAGCCGAATTCTCATCTGAATCGAGTCCCTTGGATTCGTGGTTGTCAACCAGCAAGTGTGATAACCCGGAATCTTCGGCAAATCAGGCAACGCGGCCTGAAAAAATTGCTGTCGAAACATCTCTAGGCGTGCGTCGTCAGAAGTTTCTCGATCTTCCAATACCACGCGGTCTTGCATGGCCCGATTTTCACGACCTTCACCTAATACCTTCTTCAGCCTTTCGTCGCTCATAACTCGCTCCCTTGTTTAGCGAGAAGAATTGTTACGATCATATTCAGCATAACGCTTTATATACTTTTTGCGCAAGTCTGGATCATCCCATACCCCTGCATCAACTAAAGCCTGTTTGCGTTCTGGACTGATATAGACCTCTTTACGGGTAGAGGGACCGGCGTATTCACGCTTGCCTCCTACCGGCGGACCCTTGCGGGTTTTGGATTTGGTTTCCACTGGTGTGTCATCCTGATAGCGGTGGGGCAAGCGTTTGGCCACGCGATTGTCTAGCTCAACCCAGTAGTCTTCCGTTGCCGGGTTGTAGCCCTCTTGGGCCAATCGTTTATCAATAGCTTGCACGATGACAGAATCTTCATCGCCGCCACGCGGGTCATACCAATTGTTTTCCCCCATCCATTCTTTGGCGTATGACGCCACACGGGGGTCTACCTTGGGCTTTGATGGCTCTTGTGGTTTAGCGGATTGCTCCTTCAACATTTGCAGTTGACGCGCCCGCTCTTTGGCCTGATCGCGAATGGCTAACGCTTTAGCCACATCTTCACCCGCGCCTTGTTCAATGGCTTTGGCAATGATGCGATCGACGGTCTGAATTTCATTGAGCACTTCGCTCAAACGCTGATCAACCGCTTGATTGTCAAACTCTGTGGTGCGCTTTTCGACGGCCTGCAAGCGGCGTTTGAACTCTTCATTCTCCGCACGCAGATACGCAAGTTCCCGCTCCTTATTCTCAATCGCTGCCTTGCGGCGGAACTTACGGTTTTGACGCTGAGCGCGTTTCTCTTCAGGCGTCAGCGGTTTGCGTTTGCCTTGCGGCTCCTCGTCTTCATCATCATCGGATTCGGCAAGACGCTCATCTTCGTCGTTGCTATCGTCCTCGGCTTCGGCTTGCGGCTCAGGGGTTTCTTCTTCCTCTGGCGGCGTTTCAACGGCAACGTATTCCTCTTCCTTGCCGTCCTCTTCCTTTAACACTTCTTCGTTGGCCATGATTTATCTCCTGTTAGATAAATGCTTTGATCGCAAGCGGGTCACCGACGACACCACCCACAATGTCCAAATCGTTGAAGATAACAAACAACGCTTCTTCATCGTTGCCATAGGGTACCTTCCAACGATCTCCACCGTACTTGGGCACCCGCACATATTCGCCAGGTTTGCACCAAGACCCTTCGGGCCACGATTCCATTGTGTTGCGATTCTTGAAGGCCAAGGGCCCCAACGAAACCACCTTTGCAATCTGTGTATTCCAAATTTCGGTCTCACGCGTCTCGGTGTGCAAAATGATTCCACCTTCAGACGTTTTCTTTGCCGTGCGAATCTGCACCAACACTCGTGAACCAAACGGAATCAAACCCGGCTCTACACTCGGAAAAGCCTCATCTAAAGTCGTCATTTAATAATCCTCTAAGTCCTCTTCCTCGGCTGCGAGAAGACGATTGATATAGTTCAATGCGGCCTGCAATCCAGCATAAGTACCGACTGCCTTGCCATATTCAAACGCTGCGTCTTTGCCCTCTAGCTGCCGCTTCATCGCATCGCACGCGACACGAACCTTGGCTCGCTCCAGTTCATTGACTAAATCTTCGATCATGCGTTTTTCTTCCCCTTAGACATCATGGCGGGCGTGTGCTTCGGGTCGCCCTTTTTCCCCGTGCCGCCCATGGCGACTTTCCCTTTACCACCCAAGCTCTGGCCATCGAGCTTCTCGCCCATCGCCATACGCTTGTGCTGCTTGATATACATCTTTTCCATCACTCACCTCTTACGGGTTAATACCCGTGCCTGTGGATACGCCAACCTTTTCACCTGTCACGGCTTCCATCGCCGCAATCTGTTTCGCCGTCTGATTATCCGAATCATTCATCGCGACCTTCACATTCAGCTCCGCTGCCTGACGCTGATCCAAACGATCTTGCTTGAGCAACTCACGCTGCATGTTAGCGGCCTGACGCTCTTGCGTTTCTTGCGCAGCCTGCTGAGCCTTCGCCTGCTCCAACTGAAGCTCAGCTTGTTTGACCTGCAAGTTCGCTTGGTCAGCCTGCGCTTTGCGCTGCGTTTCAGCCATTTGCGCTTGGGCTTTGGGATCAGCCGGTCCGCCCATCTGCTGCTGCATCTGCTGCATGACCTGCATCGCTTGCTGCACAATTTGCGGAATCGCCCCAAATGCTTGTGAGGCGTCAGGCACCACACGCTGTGAGGCCGCTGCCAACATCTGGTCAAACGAGCGCTTCACATCAGGGTCGTTCACGCGTTGGAATTCGGAAATATCGCGTTGCGCAGCATTCGAGGCCACCTCGAATACATGATTGGCGTACCACAGAGCAATATGCTCTTTGATGTGATTAAGAATGACGGGGACGAACGATCCCGACATAAGTACAGAAGAACCCAGAACGGGGCTCGTGAGAAAATCCAAGTGGACTTGTAGATGTGCCAAATGGTCTTGTTCGGGAAACGCTGACACCGGACGCCCCAACGACGCAGCCACGTTTTCATTGACAGCATTCATCTCCTTCGGTACCGGCGCGGGCACCAACAATTCTTTGGCATTCGGAATGCGCAACTGATTCAAGATGCGCTCTTCCACCTTACGCAAGTCATAAATCTGAGGCAGCGCAATCGCTCGTTGAGACAGCGCTTGGACCTGAGCAAAACGCTGGGCCTCAGAGAAGATGTTGGGGTCCGATACCGGCACCACATCCATGGGACCCTCGAAGTCCTTACGCAACACCAGCACTTCGCCAGCTTCGTCAGTGACTTCATCTTCCTCTAGGTACATTTCGTTGATACGGTGCAAGACCTTCAACGTGCGGCCCATGGCATCGTGCAATCGAGCGTGAATCGCCGAGAACACCATCATGCCCTGCTCAATACGAGCCAACTGCGTCCCCACCGGCATGTTGGCATTGGTATCGGACATCTCATCGAGTGTCGTTCTGACCACACCCTTACCGGCTTCGACTAAGAATCCGAGTAATCGGAACAAGGTCTCTGAGGGCTGATTGAACGGCAACGGCATCGCCACTTTGCGAATGTCATCGGTAAACGCGCCGCCTTCAATTTCTTTGACCTCTGTCGGGTCAATGCGCTCAGATTGACCGCCTTCGCGGCCACCCTTCAGCTTCAACATGCCGGGAAAGTTGGCAATGTGCGCAGAGTCCAAAAGCGCCCGAAGCGCCCCCGTTGCCGCTGCCGAAAGGCCCCCGATCATATGGATGATGCCGATGGGATACGCCCCGCGCCATGGCACAAACGGGAACTCGATGATCCACTGCATCTCTTCCAGTGTTTCGTCGTCTTCTTTCCAGTTGCGATAGATGCTTAAGACTTTGCCCGTGTTCTTATCAATCGAAACGATATACGGCGCTAGGCCATACTCTTCTTCGATGTCAGAGATGACATAAATCTCAAAGACGGTGCGTAGCCCATCTTCGTTATAGGCGGATGAACTCTTGCCTTCGATCTTCTCGTTCGCCTTCTCGGCTTTGGAGAAATCGGGCTCCATCGAGGCCATCGGCAAATCCACATCCCGATACATCCCAGAGCGCACGCGCATCTGGTATTCAATCTCCGTGATGTATTGAACGTGAGTCTTGCGCTCAGCGCTGTAGAAGTTCGTCGCCGCAAAGGGCAGATACACATCATCAATGCCAATGAATAACGGCACCGGACGCTTCTTGTTCGCATCCCAACTGAGCTTCATGTATTGCGCACCGCCCAAGGGCACCTGCGTCAATAGCTGCTCCAGCTCCGCCCGAAACTCCGGCATCTGCTGAGTGAGCTGCCAATTCAAAAACCGCGTCTTGCGCTGGGCTTTCGCCACCTTATCCGGTGTCGGGGTCCCAAAGATGTAGTCCTTGGCGGGGCCCCCAGCAGGGAAAATCTCTTTTATGGCGCGTGCTGAAAAATCCACACACACTTCGGTGAGAAGCGGATGTACGACACGCGAAGCGCCCTGGAAAGCAGCCCCACCTGGGGCATCATCCCCCAAACCCGTGCGTCGAATGCCCTCTTCATATTGCTCATCCCGCTTAGAGCGCGCTTCCTTGTCCTTAGCAATTTGCCCCGTCAACTCATCCGAAATCTGGTCCAACTGCTCTTCAGCGAGCTTGAGCGCCAAGTTCTCATAGAACTCACTCTCGCCGTAGGGACCGTCTTCCCCATCTTCCAACCGCACAATCGCGCCACCATCTTCGGTGTCTTCGATTTCGGTCTCCTCTTCCGGAAGTTCAAACATCTCGCCCAGTTCTTCTTGGGCCTCTTCCATCTCGTTTTCAGATGCCATACGGGTTTACCCTCGGGCGAGCGTTAACAATCAACCGTGGTTGCAACGGCTTAGGCTTCGTCACGCTTATCATATCCCTGTCCGCTAGGAAACGTAATCCCTGCGTGCACGCATCCAACAAATCATCGTGCCGAATCGTGCCCTCTCCACTAAACGAACACAACTGATACAAAAGCGGCTCCGCCCATGAGCGAATCTGCCCCTTGCGCTTATCCGACTCCACAAACCACACCATCCCACTCGCAAACAAATGCGACACCATGTGCAAACGCGTCAACTTCGATGCCTTACCGGGGTTATACGCATGCGCAATAATCCCCTCTCTCGTCAGCATCTGCCGCAATGAAATCCCGCTGCCCTTATCTTCAATCACGAGCGTATCGGGCTTTCTTCCATACCCCGCTGTCCGGTTGGGACCCACAAGGGGCTTAATCATCGGACGCTGTTCCTCGCCCCCGTAGTACACCTGTAGCTCTTTTTGCACCCGAAGAATCAAATCGGGTAGCCCCAGATGGTCTTCCCAACAATCGAGCAACATAATGTTGGGCTTTTCTTCGTGATAAAACAAACCCAGCACCACACAGGCACTCGGGTCCGCATCCGATGTCTTCTTATCCCGTGTTTGCTCGGTGAACGCCGTGTCCAAGCTCAAAACAATGTGCTCAAACGCCGGCAACGGCTGTTTCGCCGGCCACAATTGCACCCAATTGCGCTTAATAATGCCCTGCTCTTCAGGATTTAAGACTTCCGCGTAGATTTCTTGCCGCCCGAGCGTCGTTCCTTCAAATTTCAGAAGCTGCTGCTGGAAAGTGGGCGCCAAATTGTCAATATTCTCGTACGTCGATGCCCTCGTAACATGCACATCTGCGCCATCACGCTCAATAAGGTCCCTAATTAGCGCTTTAGGCTTCGGGGTGGTCGTTGCCACAATCTTCGGGTGCTTACCCAAACGCATCCCAAACATAATCATGTCGAAGGCTTCTTGGTCGTACTGCCACGCCGCCAATTCATCGAGCCACCCACCATGAAACTGGGGTCCCCGAAGCCGATCGGGCGTCTCCGCACTGATGCCCTTGATCAAACTCCCGTTAATCAAGATCAATTCATTGAGCGAGCGGTTGTAATCTCTCACAATCTTGTCCGGAAGCACCGTCATCAAGCCCGAATCACCCTCAAAACAGGTGTCTCTCACATCCGCTGCCGTCGGCGCAGACACTAACCAACGGGTCCCAGGGTGTCTAAAAGCATGCCACCACAGCCATTCCGCTGCCGCTCTCGTTTTTCCCGCACCACGACCCGCCAATAACAACCAAATGGTCCAATTCCCATCCGGTGGCTTCTGGTGGGCGTGGCGCTTTTGCTGCCACTGCACATGCGCATCTAAAGCCAGCACTTCCTCAATCGGAAGTTTGCTCAGCTCCTCTAGAATTTGCTTGCGCTTCGGGCTAATGGGCTCCGTTGCCGGTGTGTCAGGCATGGGATTTAACGATATCGGGCGGTTTTCTTGGCAATCTTTCTTGGCTGCGCCACAAACTGTTGCCCCTTGGCCTTGCCCTCACGCTTGGCACGGGTCGTCGCCGCGTATTCTTGGGGGCTTAGCGCCTTCAGCGCAGCCTTGGGCAGATAACGCTCGCCGGTCTTAGAAGAAGGCTTACCCGAACGGGTCCCCCACTCTTGCTCAGTCCAGTCCTTGAGTGACTTTTGAGGCTTGCGCATGGCTAGTCCTTGTACCCGCCGCCTTTGGCTTTGTACTCCTTGGCGAGTAGCTGGGCTTTGCGTCCGCTCCACTGCCCTGCGGCGGTGCCTTGCGTGGCCTTGGCCTTAATCTGGTTAAAGAGCCGCTTGCGCATTTCGGGTTTAGTGTAGTTGCCCGCTGCGTTGACCTTGGATTTTGTTGCCATAGCCGCCGGTATACCAGATGGGACCCTAGGTGTAAAGTAAGCAAGGGGCTTGCGTTGCAAAAGTGGGGGTGGTGCGGAGGGTGAATATGCGCGTATGGGACCCACCCCCCCCCGTCGTTTTCTGTGCCCCCCGCCTGGTTATGTTATAGCATAACGCAATCCTGGTTGCGGTCCCATTGGGACCCTAGAGCTACGCTCACGCTCGCGCACATTCGCGCACACTAGCCCGCACAAAAATATAGGGCAAAAAAGACACGCATTTTCTGCACACGGAAAAAACTAGCCGTGTTATTTTGTGCATGTGGTGACAAATTGCACCACATAAAACAACCAACATAGGTGACACAATGAAAATTAGTAGGCGAC